CCATCCATTCAGGACACCACCGAAAGCGGTGTCCGATCCTCGACTGAGAGTGAACTTCATCTTGATCCAGTTCTGAGGACTGGACGGAGAGCTGATGCCGACGTCCTTCGTTCCCGCTCCAGCTGCTGGAGTGTAGGTGATGTGAGTCACCTCTCCTCCGCCCTCGGAGAGGACGGCCACCGACAGGTTTCCCTGTAGTGGGGATGGTGCACGGATGCTGAAGAACTTGTACAGCTTCGGCTCTTCGGTGTTGAACCTGATGCGTCCGGTGGTCAGATACCCACTCGATACGAGACTGCTCTCAGTCTCCCTGTAGGCACCGACTCCCGTAACGGTGAAGACCTTGCGGTCGCTAGCCCCGAGCATAGTTACGGATGTGACAGCGTTAGGCGAATCCACCTGATAGATGTCACGGGCGTACGCATAGCGTACGGCCCTCGTGGTCTGCTCCTGGAGAACGGATCCTAGGTCGATCCTGTACAGACCGGAGTGCGTGTCGTGCTGGTTCGTAGTGCCGGTCCACATGAAGCGGTCCCTGCCGATGATGCCACGGCATCCGTCGGTCACCTCGAACAGGAGTGGACCGTAGGAGATGTCGCCATTGGCGTCCATCTCTCCGACCCTGAACCCCTTGCTGGTGGCGATGCCCACGAAGGATCCCACGTACTGGTAGATGTCCCTGATGACCTCACCGGTAGGCATGGCAGCAGTGACGCCGGTCCAGGCCAGGACGGGAAGGCCGCCAGCGTCCAGCGTGGCGGAGAACTTGTGGATCTCAGACCTCGTGCCTGAGTCGCCAGCCACGTAGATGGCGTTCGGTCCCTCAGTAATGGACTTCCACGTCCACGACGCGTCCTGGTGTGTGTACACGGCAGTCGGGATCGCCACAGGCGCGCCCGCTGGTGCGGTCACGAGCTGATAGACGCTGGCGTTGAAGCCCAGGATGAGCCTCGCCTTCACGAACTCCAGCACGGCAGTGCTGTTGAGCGCCGTGTTATAGATTTGGGACGGAGCGCCAGCGTCAGTGCCCTTGTAGACTCCGTTGTCCCGTGCGATGAAGTAGGTCTCGCCGGATGACGTCAGGTCCCTGATGGTCGAACCGCCAGCCGCGATCACGGACGTATCGGTAGATGCCGTGATCTTCCTCAGCTCGTCCTGCGCACTCACCCATGCAGCGTCTACGCCTGCTGCGGTGACGTATCCCCTCGCAAGGAGGGGAACCTTGGCATTCGAGTGAGCTACGGCGGTATCCCTGAGAAGCTTCACCTCTCCAGCCGTCCACGGGTCGATGCCCAGGCTGGTGTCAAACCTGAGGTTGAACTGATTGTCCGTGTCTGGGTCCTGGTACAGGATGCCAGCTCCACCGCCGAAGGTGGACTGACTCCTCAGCCACCACCCCTGAAGGGACTGCTCGCCAGGCTCGGCGAAGTTGTCGAACTGCTGCTTCCTGATCTCCGCCATTCGCTCAGTGTATGGACGTGAGTCCTGCGTGGCGGAGAGGAAGGGAATGCCAGCAACGGCGTAGTCGTACGCATTGTCCGTCAGGGAGTAGTTACTTGAAGTGGCTACTCCGAGTCCACTCAGTTCGTCGGGAATCCTGCGAACCATCGTCGCCATTGCTTACTCCTTACGCCTGTCCGGCTGCATGCCAGTTAGCGGTCAGTCCAGTAGTGGTGGTCGTTCCGCTCACCGTATTGAAGAACGCGGTGAACCCTGTGGTCGTAGTGTTGATGGCCGACACTACGACCGGCGAAGATCCTCCAGGTGCGTTCGACTTGGAGATGACCACATTCGGAGCACTCGGGTATGCGGTGGCGAAGACCACCGCAACGCTGACGTTAGAGTCGGAGCTGAAGTTCGCAGTAACAGAGCCGGTCTGCATGGGCAGATAGCTGATGTTGCTGACACTGTTCTTCGCGGTTCCAGCATTGATCGTGGTTCCGTTGACCGTAGTCGCGGTCACGGTCGCAGCACTGACCGTAGCACTCGAAGTGACATTGCCAGAGTTCATCGTTCCGGCAGTGATGTTGCCTACCGCGAGGAAGGCACCGTCGGTCTTCAGCGTATTCGCTGCGGAGCGGTACAGGAAGGTGTCCCTGGCTCCGGTTCCAGGCCCGATCTCTATGCGGCCGTTGGCCAAGAGCCTGAACGTGTCGTTCACGAACGCGCCATAGATAGCCGCCAGTACTACGTCTGTAGCGTTGGCCCTCTCAGACTGAACCAGTCCAGAAGTGGTTACCGTTCCGGTGAACTCCGGGTTGCCAGAGAATGTCGGGTTACCGGCGAAGGTTCCCGTGAGGGTTCCGCCTCCGGTCAGCGCCACTGCTCCGGTGAATGTGGGAGTTCCAGCAATGCTGCCACTGATGGTTCCAGCGCTCCAGGTGGACGCACTGATAGTCTTGTTGGTCAGTGCTTGGACCTTGGATGCACCTACGAGCACATCGCCAGGAGCCAGGCCGTGAATGCCGTCATCTGCATTCTCGTGCTCGCGTGAATCGCTGAAGTCGCGAGCGGAGCTGACATGACGAACGCGAGCACCGGCCGTGTGGCCGGTCGCGCTGGTGCCATCGATGGCCCTGGTGATGGTGGCCGTGGTTCCGACGATCGCCGTGACCTCGACAAGCTCCTCGCTCGCCCCCTCGTAGTCCAGGGCGAGAGTGAACGGCGTCAGGCCCGGCAGACCTACCGCTGACCCGATCGTGATGCTGGTGGCGGAGCTGTTGATGGTTCCGCTGAGCGTGGTCTCTGCTGCTGTACTGCTGTAGTAACGGGTGGTCATGGTTCTCCTTACCCGTTGAAGGTCTGGTAAGAGTCGTACAGCCTCTGGAGCCTGGTTCGCTCCTCGTTGAGCCTCTTGGAATAGAGGGCCAGGAAGAACTGAGAGGCCTGAGATGCTGCGCTGGTGGGCACCAGAGGTGCTCGCTCAGTTGATTCGATGGAGGCCTGCTGAAGACGTCCAGCCTCATATGATGGCAGCAGCCTCCAGGCTGCGCCATAAGTGACCATGTCTACGTATCGCTCGGGGAACCCGGTGATCGTAGCGAAGTCGTCAGAGTTGTTCGACAGAACGGTTGGACCCTTGGTGTAACTGACTCGCACGTTCCTTCCGGGAACGATGCGGTCATAGATCTGAACAGACTTGCCAGTTGGCGTAGGGGTTGGCTTCACCTGACCGGAAGTGGTGGAAGCCATCGGATTGAAGCGCCAGCTCTGGGCTGGAAACCATACGCCGCTCGGGCCGATCGTGTTGACGACGACCTTGTACACATCGTCAGCATCTGCCGGAACTGGGTACTCGTACCGTGCCGCAATGTACGGGAACTCTGTCTGCGCAAACACCCACAGATCTGGATACAGTCCGAGGATGGTGTCGTTGATGGCTTCCTTGATCCTCGCCCTGGGGAACCGTGGATCGTTGGTCACCAGAGCATTCGTCAGGTGAGTGGTGGCAGTGGTGCCGTCAGCGCCACGACCGTTGAGTCCCGCCATGACGGTGACCGTACCGGTGGTGCGGTCGAACTTCTTGACGAGGATCATCTCGTCGTCGATCTCGACGAGTCCACGACTCAGGTTGGTTGCGGTCTCAGGGTCGACGGTGAGAGTCGTGTCCGTGGCAGTCGCATCCGCAGTTAGGTACGACACGGACGCCTGGTCCTTGGTGTAGCCGAGAAGCTGCTGCTTCGTGCGGTCTACCAGTTGTGCGAACGTGACTGCCACGTCGTCTCCTTATATAATCTTGATAGCGGTGAGGCTGCAAGCCACGCCAATGTTGGGTGATCCGTCAGCCACTGCTCTGAGTTGAACGGCCGTAGAGCCGTTCAGCGTCAGATAGAAGTCATACTCATACCACACGCCGAGAATTCCCCCGCTCGCCAGGGTGTAGGAGTCGCTGCCGACGAACAGCCTGCTGTTGTTCGCCAGGGACGGAGTGCCCGCACCGTAGGCGATACGGTTTACTCGGATGCGATATGATCCTGCGGCGGGAGTCAGGGTGCAGAACACGTTACCCGCCAGCACGGGGATCTGAAACCCCGCGTCATGCAGGAATGTCCCTGTTGGGATCTCCCTGCGTATTCCCGTAATGCCGGGCACTAGGCCCCCTTGTATGCCTGACCCGTCCTTTGAGAGATCTCCTCTGCTTCGCGGATCTTGGCCATGGTCGTACCGGAAGGCTGAATGCCCTGAGATCTTGCGTCCCGGTACGCCTGAAGTTCCCCGTCCCAAGCCTTGGTCGCTCCAGTGTTGGAGAGGTTGGGGTTCAGTTGAAGGTCCTTAGCCCTCATGCACTCACCAAAGGTACGGTGTTCCTTGGTTGAGCAGGCGCTCGAACAACGAGCGCCCTTCTTGAACTTACCGGCCATGCTTCACCCCAGTGCAAGTGCATCCCTCGAAGGTTCGCTTGCAGACTGGGCAAAGGTTCTCAGTCACTGTCACCCACAGAGTTGGTCGTGTAGATACCCTGCTTATATCCGTCATGGTCAGAGCCAAGCTCCGCACGCTGATGGCGTGCGAGCACCTTGAAGAGTCCAGTCTGCTGGATGCCCTTCTCGTTGTTCTCGACGAGCTGCTTGTTCCCGCCAGGGCCAGCGATGCACATGTCACAGTCCATGCAAGGACGGAACTCTGGATCGCATGGCTCCTTGGCCGGATCGTAAAGGTAAGACATGGTTCTCCTTAGTAGACTGCGCACCAGATACTCGCTCCGGTGGAGATGTTGCTTGACATGGTGATCGACGCAGGCATGGAAGTCTGGCCGGTCGGTCCGGTAGCATGGCGCAGCGTTGCGCCAGTGGTGTTGGCGTTGAATGCGTTCGACGTTCCGGGAGTTGATGCGAACGTCGCTCCCGTGGTTCCAGTGTTCAGCAGTGCTACGTAGTAGAAGCCTGCCGTACTGATGGAGATCGGAGAGGTGGTGGCGTTCACCTTGAATCCAGTGCTCGCCCAGTTCGTGGTCTGATCCACGCTGATGCCCAGCTGAGTGCCGGATCCGTTGAACAGTGCAGCCCTGGCGTAAGTCAGGGTGTTGCCCGCCGTGGTCACTACAGCACCCAGGTTGTTGATCGTGGATCCTGCCGGGATGTACAGCTTGTGCAGGAACACGGTCCCCAGAGTGATCAGGTTTCCACCATTCTGGATCTCGGAGTCGTAGTTCCAGGAGATGAATCCCTGCACCAGAGAATCATTGCTCCGCCCCTGAAGGGCGGTGATGTTCGTGTTAGCGGTAGTCATCTGACCCTGGAGGGTCGAGATGTTGGTGTTCGCCGTGGTCATCTGTCCGTTGAGGGTCGAGATGCCAGACGTATTGGTTGCAATGTTGCTGGTGTTCGTCGCGATGTTGCTCGTATTGGTGGCAATGTTCGCAGTGTTCGTGTCCACCTGAGCATCCATCGTCAGGATGTCATTGGTGTTCGTGCTGATGTCAGCAGTGTTCTGCTGGATCCTGGTGTCCTGATCGCTGAGTGCCGCATTGAGCGGCACATCCCAGTCCTCAGTTCCGCGATCGATTGGTACGTACGTCATTCTCCAAAGCCTCCTTCTCCGAATCCTCCCTCGCCGAACCCGCCAGCGCCTGCCAGCGAAGTGAAGTTGCTGGAGGTGACGAGACCGGAGGCGATGAGCGATGCCCTGGTGGCATCGTCTACGATCCACTCGTAGCCGCCACGATAGTAACGCAGCCCCAGAGAGGGCTGCGGCCACACGTTGGGGTCCAGTCCGGACTGAGGTCTGTTCGTTGCGCCCAGCTCTTCGCCGTACGCATCGTACCTGACCTCTCGCCAGACATTCGGGGAGATCTCCCTGATGGAGACTCCCCTGTTGATCCTGAACCGCTGCATGAGCGGGTTCCACGCGAAGGGGGCCTCAGCCACCGTAGGCGTAGTGAAGAGCCAGTCAGTCACTGAAGCCCCTTCCGGTTACTTAGCTAGCCTTACGCCGCCGCAGCGTCGTACTCCTGGATAATGAACCAGGCAGTACCGTTGCTCACGAACGTCTTCGCGTGAACCTGACCGGAGATGAGAGTGGTATTTGCTCCACCGTCAATCGTCTCAGATCCCGCTGGGTCGATCGTGATAGTCTGGGCCGCATTATCCTTGTACACAGTGTACGAACGCCCAGGCTGGACCGCAGTCACAGACGGGAGGTTCACGGTTACGGCTCCAGTCGCACCGATGACCAGAAGCACGAAGTCGTTCTGCGTCATGGTGGTGGTAGCTGCGACAGTTCGCAGCGTCATGCTGGTGTTATCGAGACCAGACATTGTTCTCCTCGGATATGAAGAAAGGGGCCGCCCCGAAGGACGGCCCCAAACCGTCAGACTATCACGTGTTGACCGCGATAGAGCTTGCGCTCTCAGCCCTGATCAGGGCCTCCTGACGATAGATACTCCAGCCAGCCACGCCGTACCAGCCCAGGGGCTGGAAGCGCGTCAGCTTGTCGACGACCGGTCCGCGAACCGTGTGGAACTCCTCCGCAACAGCCTCGGCCAGAGCCTGCTGTCCAGTGAAGTAGGTGTCGTACACGTCAACGGTGCCACCGGCACCTGCGTTCACCTGAACACGAGTACGTGGAGTCTCGATGAAGACTGCACCCTCGTACTCGCCGATCTCTCCTGCCCAGATGTTATTGGCAGAAGAGTAGCTGTGAGGCAGACGCCAGCCAGCGTCTCCGGTCTCAGCCCTCAGGTCGTGAGAGACCTCAGGGTGAATGTACGCGGTGTAGAAGCTGCCCTTGTTAGGGTGCACCTTGTTGGTGCGGAGCTTAGCCACAGCCAGGCGGGTGTACGCGGAGCTGAACGTGTCAGCTGCGGTAGTGCCCACAGTGGTCTGCGCACCGTTGTACACCGGGCCGGAAGCGCCGTTGTCACGGATGTAGTTGGTACCCGCCTGGAGAACAGACAGTACCACCGCGTCGACAGAGTCGACGAGGTTCCACGCCACCTGGTTGACGAGACCAGCGGTCACGTCAGTGAAGCTGAACAGGTCCAGCTTGTTGGACACGAGGATGGAGTTACCGTACTCGTTCAGAGTAACGGAGACGGTGGTCGGGTTGCTTGCGGCAACCGCGTCCGGGTCAACCAGCTCGTTTAGTGGAGTGGTTGCAGGAGAGAGATCCTGGTACAGCGAGAAGACTACGCTGGAACCAGGCATCGCCTGCTGAACAGGTCGCTTGTCTGCGATCTGGCGGAACATGGGCTGCGCACGCAGAGCGAACTCAAGCGCGCGGTCGTACGTGGTCTGGACGAGATTGCTCATCGCCGCAGTACCGGTGAAGGCGTTAGCCACACCTACCCCCTAGGGGAAGATGGTCACTTCAGGTTCTGGAACGCTGCAAGTAGACCATTCAGATCAGTAGCATCGTTGACGCTCGCCTGTGCAGCCTCGAAGTTTCCGAGAGGCGTGCCCTGCTGTCCAGCTCCATTGAGCCGGTCATACTGAGCCTGCGCCTCAGGGGTGAGACCAGAGCTGGGCTGATTGTCAACTGGGTTTGGGGTGTTCGGCGTTCCCGAACCACCACCGAAGATAGTCTGCATAGTGGTCGCCCACTCGCGGACCTTCTCCGGGTCCGCCTCTCCCTTGTACTGCTGTGCGGCAGTGGCGGGAATGCCAAGCTCGCTGAGGGTCGAAGTCACAGACTGATTACGGAGCTGGCTCTGAACGCTGGCCAGAGCGTTCTCCAGGTCTTCCGTCTTCTTCTTCTGTGCCTCGTAAGCGTCACGAAGTGCCTTGGGCCCTGGAAGGTTGTCGTTGTTTCCGGCCAGGTTCGTGTCGTCCTCGATACCCCAGTTGCTCATGAGTCTCCTAGTTGATTGTGAACGCCAAGAAGCCCGCGCTAGGGGGCGCGGGATCTGCTCGTTCGGATAGGTTGCCAGTCTTCACATACAGTACTGCCTGCTGGCGATGGCGTACCGGTACCCCCTGACGGAATCGAACCGCCGTCTGCTGCTTGTAAGGCAGCGGCCCTTCCATTAGACGAAGGGGGTGTAGTCTCGGAGGGATTCGAACCCTCAGCCTAGGCTTAGGAGGCTCAGGTACAGTCCTCTGTCGAGACAGCTGGTGTAGCAGGGATCGAACCTGCGCTCTGCGGATTAACAGTCCGCTGCCTTACCACTTGGCCATACACCATGGGAGCCGCCCAAGGCGGCTCATGTTCTACGAAACTCCACTGCCCCTGCACTCGGGACAGTCGATCGGATAGGGAATGACGACCTGCTCGCCGTTCACCGTCTCGACCCTGTTGTCAACTCCCAGATTGCCCGCGCCGTTGCACGTACCGCAAGGTGTTGGTGACATGTTAACCTTTCGTAGGAAGAGCCTTATGCAGGACTCGAACCCGCCCCCCCTGCTTACTAGGCAGGCGCTCTCACCAGGTGAGCTATTAAGGCATGTGGATGTTTGCCGGGCCTCATCGATGTGTCAGGCCATCCACTCCGGAACAAGTGGTCCGGGTGGGACTTGAACCCACATTCTCACAGGTTAAGAGCCTGTTGCACTTCCTTTTGTGCGACCGGATCGTACAGGTAGAGGGACTCGAACCCCCATCGCTAAGTTCGTAGCCTAGCGTTCTGTCCTTTGAACTATACCTGCGGGGTGACCAGAGGGAATCGAACCCTCACCGCTGGGGACACAACCCAGCAAGCTACCACTACAACATGGTCACAGTGCCGAACCGTGGAATCGAACCACGTACCTGTCGGGTTTCAACCGACCGCTCTACCAATGAGCTAGTAGGGCTAGAGTACTCCAGGAGGGATTCGAACCCCCAACGCACGGCTTCTGAGGCCGTCGTCTCTACCGTTGGACTACTGGAGTAAATGGTTGGGCACGACCGAAGTCGACTCGATAGCTGCCTCAGCAAGTCGGTGTGCACCCGTGCTTGCATACTTCACTATCTCAGGCCCAGCGCCTCGTAAGGGATTCGAACCCTCGATCTTCCGCTCGACAGGCGGCTGCGTTGACCGCTACGCCAACGAGGCATTGGTACGGACATACGGAGTTGAACCGTAGTCGCGGGCGTATCAGGCCCGTGCTCTAACCATTGAGCTATGTCCGAGTGGAGATTCGGGGAATCGAACCCCGCTAGGCCAGCTTGCAAGGCTAGCGTGTCACCTTAACAACCCCCAGAAGCCTAGTCGGATTCGAACCGATCCCGCCGCTTTGCAGGCGGCGTCCTCACCAAGAGGATCCAGACCACGTGGTTGGACGTCTGAGAATCGAACTCAGCTAGCCGAAGCGAGAGGGTTACAGCCTCCCGTGTCTCCCAGGACCCATCCAGCGGAAGAAGGTGGAGTCGAACCACCAGCCAAAGACTGTCCTCCCTTAGCAGGGGAGGTGGCCGCCACCGGCCACATCTTCCAAAGCGGAAAGTAAAGGAATCGAACCCTCAGCCTCACGGCTGGCACGGCTTTCTAGGCCGCTTGCGGACCGTTCCGCGCTACCTCCCAAAGCTACTCACCAAGGATTCGAACCTCGATTAGCTGGTCCAGAGCCAGCCGTCCTGCCGTTGGACGAGTGAGTATTGGCAAAGGATGAGGGATTCGAACCCTCGCGGTACGGTTTTGGAGACCGACCGGCACAGCCTACGCTATCCAATATGGCTCCGCTCGGAATCGCACCGAGGTCTACAGCTTATGAGGCTGTCGTGGGACTTCTCCACTACAGAGCAGAGCCTTGCGCCGGGATCGAACCGGCGAACCTAGTTTGGAAGACAGGTATGTTACCGCTACACTAACAGGGCAAGTCACGAGCGGGTGTGCACTAACACTGAACCTCCCGCTCTCGTCTCTCTGGAAGGAATCGAACCTTCTTTGCCTGTTCCCAAAACAGGTGTGATGCCAGTTCACTACAGGGAGGAAGTGACAACCGTACTTAGGTACGGTTGGTCACATCCCCAATGCTACCTGGCTCCTCCACGCTGCGCAAGACCTGAAGACGCTCCACCAGTAGAGCCACTGAACGCGCCCTTTTCAGAGCTTGCCAGCCTCTCCTTCTGCTTCGTCGCAGAAGTGCCGCCGATGAAGGCGTCCTCCTCAGCCATGCGCTGAGTCCACTGTCCTCCGTAAACCTGAGCCAGGGTGCCCAGGTTGCTGAACTCGTCAGCAATCTTCGCGTAACCGGATGCAGCGGTATCGCGAGACACGCCGGAAGTGGCAAGCTCCTCCGCGTACTGCGGATCAAATGCCAGGCCACGCTGTAGCGCCTCTGCTCCGATAGCTGCGGTAGCCGCAGCCTTCTGGATAAGAGGCAGGGCCCTGTTCTGGTCCAGGAAGTAGGCCGTCAGGTCACCGTCAGACAGTCCCATCTGCTTGAGTGCAGACTTGTACGCAGGGTTGGCTAGAGCCGTAGCCTGCGTAGCCAGATCCACTCGTCCCTGAAGTTCCGTTGGGCTCATGTCTCCAGAGATCCAGCTTGTGAAGTCATCCGCAGAGTCGTAGAATCCCTGCGGCAGTCCCGATTGCCTCATGATCTGACGGTAGCTGTTCTCCACTGAGATGTACTCCGCTGGAGACAGGACAGGCATGCCCGCCTTGCGACGTGCCTCGTTGGCCGCGAACCTCTTCTTGTACTCCGGACTGTCCTGGAGCATGAGAGAGATGACGTCGGAGCCATAGCCGTTCTTGATGAAGTCATAGATCTTGCTGGCAAGGGATCCCAGGCCATACTGTTCGAACATGGCGCTCAGGGCCATGTATGCGTTCCTGTTGTCTCCACTCAGCAGCTTGTCGTACTGCCCAGTGTTCTCGTAATACTGGTTCTGCTTGACGGTGTGGCTCTGGGTAGCCGTGGCAAGCTGAGCCTGAACCCTCTTGAGCCTCGCCTGAGCAGCCCCAAGGCTGCTCTTGTCTGCCGCCGAAGGATTCTTCTTCGCCTTCAGCGTATTGATCTGCTTGGTCAGTCCGGCGATCTCGGTCTGACGGGACTTCATCTGACTCTCCAGCGCCTTCAGCTGTAGCTGAAGCGCGGTGCCAGCGTCGATCTGCCCCGGCAGGGTTACGGGTGTGGTCACTATTTCTCCTAGTACTTGAATCCGAAGTCAGCCAGGACCTGATGCCCCACCTGGAACAGGTTGTCCTGAGCATTCTTCGTCTTGGTCCAGCGGGGGTCGGCCCGCAGCTCGTTCTCGAACTGCCACAGAGGCTTTGCCTCCTTCTGAAGACTACCAGGATTGGTGTAGTTGAGTGCCTTCTTGATGGTCGGATCGAACAGGTTGACGCTGCCGGATGGCAGCTCAAGGATCTGCGACATGGACTGCATGTATGGTGCAGCGATGTCCTGCACGGTCTGACCTCCGTCGATCTGTGCAGTCCACTGAGGGAACTGAGCCTTGGCCAGCTTCATCAGTTCATTCTTCACGTCCTGCTGGGTGCCGACACCGCTCACGATGTTCTTCACCCTGGATGACATCCACGAGTCTGCGACCTTGACGCCCATACTGTAAGCGTATCCGGCAAGCTCGTCCCATGCCTCGCCCGCCTGTCCAGTGTGGGTGCTGCTGGTGAGGACCAGCTTCTGCCCCATCAGGTTCCGGATCTGTGCATCGTCGTAGCCCTTAGCCACGATCAGATAGGCGTAGCTTGCCATGTTGGCACCGGACAGCTGCTTGCCGGTCAGGCCTACCTGCTTAGCAAGCTGGGCCGCCTTGACCCTGGCCTGGTTCATCTGCTGCTTTGCGGTGGCCGGATCAGACTTGGTAAGGATGAGATACTCTCGCTCGTCCTTGCTGTGGGTCTTCCACCACTTCGTATTGCGCAGCTTGGCCTGGAACTTGTCGGCAGACCAAGTTCCGGAAACAGCCTGCTTGAACAGGTCCTTCAGCTCCGGGTTCGAGTTCAGCAAACCGGAGACGAAGCCGTACTGTTCAGCCAGCTCTGCGCTGGATAGAGTAGGCGTGACCGTGCTCCCTGTCGAGAAGTTGGAGGTTCCGCCTCCAGTCGGATACTTAGCTGCGTTCTGCATTACATCGTCCACATAGCCCTTGATGGAAGGGCCGCCCCGCTGGGGTCGAGTGGACTGGTCGAGGTGAGCGGACCCAGGCCCGCCATACCATGCGGCTGCTGCGCCGCGTGGCCCGTACTTGTTGAAGTAGGACTGAAGGACACCGCGAGCGACGGCGTCCTGTGCCTTGGGGTTGTTGAGGAACTGCTGCGGAGTCAGGCTCTTACCGTAGTACGACTTCGTCCACCCTGGAATATTGGACCCCAGAACCTGATACTTGCCGTAGGCGTGACCATAGCTGGTCTGGGGCCCGATGGCCTTATAGTTGCCGCCCGACTCCTGCTCTACGATGGCCGAAAAGAACTGCTCGAACGTGATGGCCATCTCATCCTCCAGTCAGGCCCATATCCTGTAGCACCTTCAGCCCCACCTTCATGGTGCCGTCCTGCGCCTTCTTCGTCTGACCCCATCGGGGGTCATTCCTCAGTTGAGACTGGAAGGTGACCTGATCCATGCCGACGGGCTTGCCCTGTGCATTCGTTCCATTCAGCGCTCGCTTGATCATCGGATCGGTCAGATTGATGGACGTGACCGGAATGTCAAGATCATCAGCCATGGTCTGAATGTATGGTGAAGCGATGTCCATCATGGTCTGCCCAGCCTGAAGCTGGGCCGCATAGCCTGGATACAGACTGATGGCCTGATTGACGATCTGGTTCTTGAAGTCTTCCTCCGTGGCCAGGCCCTTGCCGATCAGTTGCGCCTGATTCTTGACGGTCTGCTTGTCCAGCTTCACGCCCTGAGTGTAGGCGAACTGATTGATCATGTGCTCATACTGTCCAGCCATTCCGTTCAGGGTCGAACCGTTGTTCTGGAATGTGATGTAGGAGCCGAGAACGTTCCTCAGTCCGGCCTCGTCGAGGCCGAGCATGATGGTCTGCTCAACGATCTTGTTCAGCTTGGACGGAGGAATAGCAGCACCCATCTGCGCAGCAAGCTGCTGGATCTGCACACGAGATGCAGCCAGCTTGGCATTGTACGTGGCTGGGTCAGTCTGCTTCTCCATGGCAGCCTTGCGCATGGTGGAAGAGTTCTTCTTCCACCACTCAGTATTCCTCAGCTTGGCCTGGAACTTGTCAGGCGACCAGGAGTCTCCGACAGCATCATCGAACAGCCCCTTCAGTTCCGGATTGGAGTTGAGGAAGCCATACGCCCAGCCGTAGCTGGACGCCAGCTCCTCTGGTGACAGGGAAGTCGTGGTGTTATCTGCGGAAGACCAGTCGGCCTTGCCGCCTCCAGCGATTCCCTGCACCCTGCGGCCACCCATGAAGATGTTCTGATAGTAGCCATTGGTCATGTCGGTGATCTCCACGCTCTTGCCTGGACGAGGAGCGTGGAGCATCTTCCCGTTGCCGAGATACAGGCCGACATGGTCCGGACCCGCAGTGTTCGGGTTCGTATCGAAGAACACCATGTCTCCGGCCTGTAGCTCATTCATCTTGACGGCCTTGCCCTCGCCGATCTGGGAGTAGGTCGTCCTGGATACGTCGATTCCGAAGTGCTTGTACACCTGCTGGACGAGACCGGAACAGTCAACTCCGCTGGTGAGACTGTTGCCTCCCCAGACGTACGGAGTGCCCTTGAACTGCTGGGCGTAGGCCATGATATCTGCTCCACTGACTGGCATTATCCTCCGATCTCAGCCATCATTGCGTCAAAGTAAGTAGTCGCTGCCTGGTATGCGCCGAACTCCGGATCCCTCTTGATGTCCTCCGTGGCCATGAGGCCACGGGCTGCGTCAGTCACGCCGCCAGTAGTGTTGCTGGACTGACTCTTGAGCTGGTCGCCGATGTAGTTGCTGGTCGTGGTGGTGACTGTTGGGTGCGCCTTCTCGTATGCGTTGACGGACTTCTGGAAGGACGAGATCTCCGCCTGCGTCGGATCCCTTCCCAGCAGAGACTGTGCCGCCTGGAGGAAGAGTGCGTGAGCATCTTCCCGGCTGGACAGATTCTGGTTAGTGCTGGTCTGGGTGACCGAGCGAGGCGTCTTCATGTAGGACTCGCGTGCGGCCCTATCCTTCGCGAGGATGTCCCACGGTGTCAGCTTGTTGTGGGCAGAGTAGTAAGCCGCAGCCTGCTCGGCATAGCCAGCCCATAGCTGCGCAACCTGATCATCACGCAGCTGGGTGGTGTCGTATCCTGCAAGATTCAGCTGAGTCAGGAACTTGTTCCTGGTGGCTGGATCCCAGTTGAAGTACTGCGCCTTAACGTCACTCAGCTTGGCCGTTTCATCGTAATAGCCGGAACCGAGGGCCTGGTAGTAAGAGGTGTTTCCAGGCATGTTCTCGTGCGGCTTCATGCCAAGGTAGACCGTTGGATCCTTCACCCCTCCGCCAGAAGCGGAGGAGGCGGAGCCATAGAAGGATCCCAGCTCCTTGGCGATCTGCTCCTTGGTCATCGCCGGGTCCTTCGGCGCAACGTTGGCCGATGGGGTTGGTGTCTTGTCAGCCACCGATCACTCCTGCCTTGTCATCCATGGCGCTCATCATGTCGCCCTGTCCCTGGAATCCAGTAGCCTGCTCGCCGATCAGACTTGCGTCCGACTGTGCCATAGCCTGCTGCTCATCCTGGGTGTAGTGTACGTCCATGTTGAATCCCATGTCCGTTGCGAAGAACCTGCTGTGCAGCCATGCGAACTTGGTGTCAGCCTCAATGAGGGCCATCACCGTACGGTCCCAAGAACTCTTGAGATCGTAGTTCTGCTGCGCAGTGATGTCGCTTGATCCGCCGTTCATCTTTCGGGTCAGTAGGGCCTTCTGCATCTCCCGCCTGTAGGACAGGTAGCCCTTCAGGGTGTAGATGTCAGATCGGATTCCGATGGTTCCATCAGGATTCACGGCCTTGGACATCAGCTCCGGATCGTCTACGACCTGCTGGAGATCGTATGCGGTACGGTCATACTTGCCCTTGTCGAGAGAGCTGAACTCAGCCTCCCACGACTCGTTGTAGAACGGATTTTCCTTACCGTCAGGCAGGTACTGGGTGGTCAGCATCAGCTGAACGCCCTTCCTGTAATCCTTCAGGTCCTCCGCTCCAGGGTCGTCGAACGTCTGGAGTCCACGATCGAAGAGCTGACTGTTCGCGTCCTCCATCAGGCTGTTGTACTGCTGCCATCCGCGAGCGACCTGACCCTGAGTCCAGGCATCGCGAGCGCTCAGCGTCGAGCGCTGCGTCTTGCCTGCACCTGGAGCAGCCTCGTGCGTCTTCTGGTAGTAGAACGCACCATTGGAGTACTCACCGTCGCCCTCTGCTCCGGCGATCAGGCCAGCATACTTGGGTCCGACCTTGTCGATCAGATCCTTGTAGTGCTTGGACATCTGAACAGATTCTACGGTTGGACGCAGTCCAGTATTGTTCTGACTCATCGACTGGCTGAACATGTAGAACGAGTCGCCATACTTGTCGTAGAACTTCTCGTCAGCACTGTTCGGATCCAGCTTCTGGTAGCGCTGGAACTCATCACGGAAGAACTGGTACGGATCCTGGCCATTGACGGAGAACGGCAGCGCGAAAGCTGCCGCAGTCCTGAACATGGTCCAGCGATCTGCCCTGTCCTTCAGCTCTCCCCAGGTGGGCGGAGTCTTGCGAAGTCCCTGCTCGTACTTGTAGTTCTCCACCTGCATCGCGTAGAACAGAGCGCGCTGCTTGGTTGCACCCATGTCGTCATTGCTGTCGCCCAGGCGCTTACCGGTGGTGGGGTTGATGAAGTCGGTCCAGCTGTCCTGTGGTCCGAACGGCAGAACGCCCAGCTTCTGCGCCCAGTCCGCAAATCCCGGATCCTCCTTGGCGAAGTGGTTGGCTGCGATCTGGACGTACGGGCCGGTTCCTACTGGAAGCGCTCCGTCTCCATGGTTCAGCACAAGCTCCAGGCTGGACATCGGGATGACGAACTTGGCGTCCTCGTCCAGTCCGAGAGTCTTGTTCAGCTCCTTGCCGCCCAGGTACTCGGGGACCTGAATGAGCATCCTTCGGTCCGAGTAGTCCACCAGCTTCTTCTTGCCGGTGGTCGGATCGGTTGCGTAACCAGCACCGTCGACTGCATTGCCGTCCTGATCCACGACCATGCCCGCCCTTGCGGGCGCGCCATACACCTGTCCAACGTGGGCCAGAACATCAGGCTTGTCGGAGATGATGCGTGCCCATCGGTTCCAGCTCTCCTGCTGTGCCCCGAAGAACGCACCGAAGTGTCGCATGGAGTAGGCCATCTTGGTTTCATGGTCCATGGTGAACGTGAACTTCTTCACGTCGTCCAGAGCGCCCCTTCGGGCGCGGTTCTCCATCTGCTTACGCAGAGCTTCGTCAATGTGCGTGACGCCCTGCCCCTTCAGGATGTTCAGCTCGGATGCCAGGTGAGCCTTGTAGCTCTGACCAAACAGAGGGTTTCGCAGCAGCTTGGCCGCTGGCATCTGGTTGGCCAGGTTGTAGTAGCCGGTGATGGACTTGTCCAGAAGCTGCGCCACTGGGTGGGTACCCTCGGCGTACTTGAAGGACTGTGCATTGACCATTGGCCTGTTGGCCTTGGGGATCGCCTCAAGCATGGACTTGTCCAGCTTGCCCTGAACAATGGACGCCCTGATGGCGTCCATTCCTGGAAGTGCTGGGTCCAGAACGTAGTCAACCGCGCCCTTAACGCGCTGAGCCAGCTCATAGTCTGGCATGTTCTTCAGCCCGATATCGGCACGATACTTCTGTCCTTCGGCGGTACCTCGCATCCACTTGACCAGCTCAGTCTCGCTCGCCCCAGTCAGAGCCTGACGGCCGATCGCGGACTGACCGATCTGGTCATTGATGTGACGGATCCATGCATCCATGTGCACTTCTGGACCATGAGTCGCTGGGGTGATGTTCTCCCAGTCGGACCGCCTCATCTTCTTGAGGTACCAGTCCGCCTGTGCACCCATCAGGTTGTTGAAGTTCCTCTGGCCGGAAGCCAGGTCACGGAACAGCTCTCCCTGCTTTCCTCCGAACGGAGCTGCGAATACCTCTCGCCCAATCTTCACATCGCGCGTCTGCGCTCCGTAAGCCACCAGCGAACCGTAGTCTGCATGAGTCAGCTTTGCGGCCGAGATCTCATCGGTGATGTCCTTGAGGTCATCGGTCAGCCTCTGCACATTCGGTCCACCGGCCGCCTGCTCTCGCAGGAGGGCGTTCTTGGCTGCCGTCTGCTGGACAGACAGTTCGTCGATGTGCTGAGCAAGCATTCCTTCAGTCTGCCTTGCGGCAGTCACAGAGTCGCCCGCCCACTTACCACGAACGAAGTCCTCGGCAGTGATCTTGCCACCCTGGATTGCACGCTGAGCCATGGCCAGCGACCCGAACCTTGCCACCTGCCCCAGGAAGTCGTCAGCCAGCGCGCGGGGTGCGTAGCCGAGACGGAACAACTGGGCGAACTTCCAGGTCGTAGACAGAGTATCGGCCACCTGGCTGGTCTTGTACCATCCATCGCCGAACTTGTTCTTCAGCCTCTGGAAGGTCGATCCGTGCGCCTCAAGCGCACGCTCGAACTGGCCGAAGTCCATGAGCACATGACTGTTAGCAAGCTGAGTGTCGAACAGTGGAGTGGATACCAGTCGCCCACCGTCAGCCTCAACTTCTGCAACGCGAACGGTCCGGCTTGGATCCTTCGGGTCTGGCATGGATCCGCCAGAGTACGTCTGCTGCTTTGCGGCAGCAGCCTGTGCGCTGGACCTGCGAGATGCGAAGTCCTTGTACAGGTCGTCGGCCAGCTCATAGGTGATCTGGTCGCTAGGTCCGCGAGTGAGATTGAACCTGTCCACCATGCGGTGGGCAATCTGATTCTCCATCTTGATCAGAGCCATCTGGCGGTCGTTCGGTGCGGCCTCAAGGTATCGAGACACGTACATCTCGCGAGCCTCACGACTCAGACCCTTGACCTCCTGGAGGGAGGCATTCAGGGACCTGTAGCTGTCCTCGGCATGGATGTCGAGGAAGTGAGTCGGGCGGATGTCGTTGTAGCTGCGGATCACCTTGATGGGCCATCCGAGCGTGGAGTTGTACACCAGTGCGCCGCTGGCCTTGATGATGCCCTGACCGCGAACCCTCTTGAACTGCGCATCCTGGAAGGATGCAGAGCCCTTGACCTTCATTCCGAGAGGCGTGGTCACTCGGTTGAAGTTCATGTTGTCGACGGAGGCAAAGGCGTCCAGCTTGTCATCGATCACTCGTGACTGCTGGTTCAGCCTGTTGATGTACTCAGTCTGACGGTCCAGGCTCGCCTTGATGGCCTGCCCTCGTGGGCTGGCCTTGGTGATGTCGGACAGCGCATCGTAGTGACTGCCCAGGATCGTCTGGGACTGCCTCATCATTTCAATCTGTGGACCCAGCTTGGCGTTCTCCAGCTCCAGCGGAATCCTTGCGGCATTGTCTCCGATGGAAAGGCGAAGGATGTCAGTCACTTCACCAGAATCCTTGGCCTGAGACAGAAGCCTCGCCAGCGCGTCTCCGTTCGCGGAGCGTGCGATGGTCGGCATGTCCCGACGCAGCACAAGAGCTGCGTTGTCGGGGTTCGCCTTCTTGACATCCATGACGGTGTCGACCATCTTGGTGAATGCTGGCTTGGCGGTGAACTGATCCATCTTCGTGCCGCCCTTAGTGGCGGACTCAATGTTCTTGGTGAAGCCGATACGCTTTGCTGCACCGATACCCTTGCCGCTGAGCACCAGCGGATCCATGTACCATGACACGGCGAAGTCGGTGGCACCAGTGACATACTTGGATGCACCGGAGCCGAAGTACTCCTGGCTCCTGGTCTTCACGCCGAACAGGTCGTTCTTGGTCTGCTGATCGTGGTACTTGCCCAGCGACTGGAGCTTCAGATCCTCGGAGATCTGGTCGGGGCGGATGCCCCTCTCCTTCAGCTCCTTGTCGTTCATGCCCAGCATCCAGACCGCCTGGCCTGGGCTCACATCGTGAGCCAGGTCCCAGTAGTCCTTGAGTGCGTCCAGCTCTCCGTCCTGGCCAATGTAGTCAGGGCGTCCGTACACCATAGAGTGCAGGGCCATGGTTCCGGCACTGAGGGCCGGGGAGACCGTAGCGCTGTACACCTTGTACAGCTTGGAGCCTACCCACTCGATCGGCTTGAACAGGGGAGAGTCGAAGAATCCACCAGATGCGGTCTGATCCCTTCGCTGCTGGATCAGCTCCTGGAACTGCTTCTGCGATACGTCCGGATTCGAGAAGTCAACACCCGCAGAACTCCAGTAGGACTGGAGGGCGTACTGCGCTCCCTGTGGCAGGTCGCTCACCTGCATCTGATTGTCTAGGATCGCGTCAGACAGAGTCTTCATGTCCTTGGCGTTCGGGGTGTAACCCATATCAGCCTTCCGTGTTATTGATGTCGGACACCTCCACCATACTGTTTGCATCGTCGTATGGTGCTACGTCCGCCTTGAGAAGATTCTTGGCCATGTCGTTGGCCTGAGACCTCGACACGCCAGAGCGTGCGAGGCTTACCCCCATCACGGGGGCGTCAGAAAATGCTAGGACCAGTCCGCCCATGTCGTCGAACCACTGGCCACCATATGTGTAGTCCGGATCGGTCACTGAAGTGCCTTCACCTTACGGACCACATTGCGCATGGCCCACGAAGCTCCAGGCTGGTTGGCCATGAACTCAAGGACCGGCAGGTATGGGGCGAGGGACTCAAGGTCCGTCTTCTTCTGATCCGTCAGCCCAAGGGCTTCAGCGCCTGCGCCAGCGCCGAGCGCCGCGCCATCCGTCACCGGAGTGTCAGGCTGAGTAGTGGGATCGCCCAGCCCCACGACGCGAGAAGCGGCGTCACCGAACAGGGAGGAGAAGTCGGCACCGCCACCAGGAGTCTTGGCCATGTTGGCTCCAGACTTCTGATCCTGGTAGTCTGCCTGCTCTCCGTATCCTGCGTCCGGCAGCGTGTTGTTCGCATTGGTCACAGCCTTGTCGGTTCGCTGACTGAACTGGCCTGGGCCTGATACTTCAGCCATTCTTCACCACCTCGTAGAACTCGTCCTCTTCGCGCTTGTGCAGATTGTGCTGTGCTGTCATCATGGTAGCCGAAGCCAGGAAGTCCGCAGTCTCCCTGGCCAGGCCTGCCGCGTAGCTCATACCGATGACGAGGATGGACCACCTCGTATGCCTGAGGGGCAGAACTTCCACGACATCAGTGATCTCATCCTCGTCATCCATCGGTACTCCTTACTTGGCCATGGTCCCGCCACCACGAGTCATGCCCGTGTTGACGAGAATGTGCGTCTCCCACCCGATGGTCGGTGCGGGAGCCTGTGCACGGCTGTCTCCGTGCGCGGTGGAAGTCATCGGCTGTGCGATGTGAGGGGCGAGCATACGCCCCTTCAGGGTCTTCCAGTCCCCCTCGGGGCCGTGGTTGCCCCCGAACCAAGTGCTGTCACTCATGACTTGCTCCTTGCTCGCCTTGCAGGTGCCTTGGGCACCTCTGTCACGACGACCTGTGTAGGCCTCTTGGCCGGGTCGTCCTTCTCCTTCTGCCCACAAGATGGGCAGCGGATTCCGTACTTGTCCTTGTAGTCGTGATACTCGGACGCCTTGCAGTACCAACATAGTGCCATTTAGATTCCCGTCTGACGCTGTGTGCGTGCGCTCATGGTTGCTTCACCCTTGCCAGTCAGACCGGCCAGCAGGGACATCATGTCAAACCCCTGCGGGTTGCCAGCGCCAGAAGGCGCTGTGCTGCCCTGTGGAGCCCCGCCAGGTGCTCCTGGTGCTCCTGCTCCACCGCCGCCCATTAGGGCCGCGAGTGGGTCTTGTGTGGCCGCCTGGCCTGCCTGCTCCTTAGGCTTGAAGACCTTGAGGACGGCATCATGTACTGAGGTGCCCTTCTCGCGCTCCTCGATCAGCTTGCCCATCTTGGTGAGGGCGTCGACCGGATCGGCCATGCCCTGCTGTGCCATCGGCAGGATCGACTGCATGTAGCCCATGATTCCCTGCTTCAGGGCGTCGGTGAACTGCTCGTTGTCGATCTGGGTCTGAAGCTGAACGACGTCCAGGTCCATTGGGAGCTGACGCTGTACAAAGTCACGAGAGACAAGCTGATCTCCACGGAGCTGGAGAAGAGCGACGATCGCTCGTGCAGGATCCTGACCCGCTGCGAATCCGTAGGTGACATCAGTCGTATAGCTACCGGCGATGTCCTTGCTTGGGACATAGTTCTCCTCGAAGGGCGTTCCCTGGACGACGCCAGTAACGACCTTCTTCTCGTCGGGCCAGAGCTTCTCGTCCATCTCGAAGCACATCTCCAGGGCCTTTGCAAGGGCCTGCGAGATGACTGCCTGACCGGTGGTGATCACGGTGTTGAATCCGCCCATCAGGGCCTGGACTCCACGACCGGTGATGATGGATGCGTCGATGTTACCGGAGCGAACCTCGGGAGAGCGCATGGCCTGTCGAGCCTCCATGTCGAGCATGGAGCCTTCCTGGAATGCGTACTGAGGAACGTCGATCCCTACGCGCTGCACGCCCTGTGGGTTGTCAGTCCTGATGATGGCGTCGTCTCCGAACGTCATCTTCTGAACGTCGCGAGGAACAACCAGTGGAGCACGAACACTCTTCTCCGTCGCCTCAAGGGCGAGGAGAGCCATGCGAGCCTTTGCCAGCTGTACCCAGATGGCATCATCGAATGCACCACGAGTCTCCAGGTCGAAGCCTGGACGCCTCGCGATCGAGGCGTACACCTTGCCCATCGGGTTCGGCATCATGTCCACGATCTGGTTCATGTGGTTCGGCAGGTACATGGTGATCTGGTCACCATCGCAGTACTTAATGACTTCGATCTCACGCTCTGCCCAGCCCTGGCTGGTCTGGTTGCCGATCTCGTTGGACTGAAGCACTCGGAGAAGGTGTGGGAACTTCGCCACGAGATCGATAGCCTCTTCGCGCCACACCTTTGTGTAGCTGCGCACCCTGCCGTACAGGTCCATCTCCGGATAGATGCCCATGGGGCTCTCCACCCTGATGCGTGGAACCTTGTTCTCGAAGTCCGGCTCAACGATGTAGACCGCCAGACCGAACGTGTTGTAGTAGTCACAGAACGCGATCTGATGACCGGACTGAAGCTGACTGTTCTGGACATAGGCGTTTGCGATCTTCGTCCTCTTGGAAGAGAACTTCTTCGCCTTATCCGTGGTGATGACTCCAGATGCACAGTTGATGGACGGCATGGCACCCATGACCTCAGCCATGTCTCGTGCCGCAGTATCCACCATGTTCGCCACGATGGGCTTGGGCCATGCGTCAGGCATGGCACCAGGCATCACCGTGTCGATGTCTCCGGAGCGCACGTCGTGCACATCGCGCTGACGCTGGTCACGATCAGCGGAGGCACGACGCAGTGACTCTACCTTCTGGGCGACCCTGTCGATAGTCAGCGCCATGTGTACTCCTTACTTGCTGGCCACCTTCAGCTTGTCCCAGCTTGCCTTGCCTGGGTAGCCGTCAGCTGCCGATCCGGTGTATCCGAGCTTCCTCTGCCACCAGGCGTACGCCTTGATGTCCGCACGAGTGAACTCGTCGGTTGGAGTGTATGCAGGCTTGTAGCCTGCCTTCTTCAGGGCCTTGCCCATCTGGGTGATCAGGGGGTGTCGCTTACCCAGTCGGAAGAAACCATTGCCAGGGTAAGGGGCATAGACTGGTCGAGGCTTAGGCTGAGTCCCTGAACCAGAGGAGCCACTGGCTCCTCCGTCAATCACCGCCTGAACCTGGCTCCTGAAGGACTTCATGTCAATGCCCTTGGGGTCCGGCTTCCAGTCCGACCACTCCTTGTGCCCGATGACGCTCTTGGCACTCCAGCCGTAGTGGCGGCAGATGGCCGCCGCGAACTTGACCATGGCAGTCACCTGAACGGCAGGCCATGGATCATCGCCATCTCCACGGTTCACACACTCGGCACCGTAGAAGCAGTCATTGCCGTCGGCCGCGCCAGAAGATCCCTCGTGGTAGTGAGGAGCGGACGGGTAGTCGCCGTAGCTCTCGTTCACCACTTCGGTCTTGACTGCCGGATCTCCGCCGCCAGCGTGATTGGCGCGGCCCTTGGAGATCAGGTACACGACGCCCTTCTTGTTGATGAGCACATGGCACTTGGGTCCGATGAGCGAGGAGTCTCCGTCATAGACGTTGTCGATGATTCCCTGCCCGTCACCTGATGCGGTGTGGTGGATCATCACTCCATTGACCGGACCGAACGGCTTGCCGGTCTCGTCGTCGCGCTCATGGTCACGCCAGTCCTTGTACTCCACGACCTTGAGCCCCTCGGCCTTGAGGGCCGAGAGGAGCTGACTTGCGGTCATAGGGGTTGCCACTAGTTCCACCATCCCTTGTTCTGGTTCAGTTCTGCCTGGGCCATGTAGTCCAGGTCGATAGTGATAGAGCGCTCACGGTCTCGTGGGCTCTGGTATTCGTTGTTCACGTGGAAGACATTGTCTATCTCGCCGATCAGCTCTCGTGCACGGATCTCTGCGAACCAGAGTGCCATGACCGTGTCGATCTTCTTCTTCGTCTTGACGCCGGGAGGGGTGGGCTCCCATGTGGTGAGCTGCTCTACAAGCATCTTCACGCCCTCACCGCTTGAGCGGGAGGGCAGGTGAATCAGGTTCTCGTTACGCTCGTAGCCCTCGAACAGGACGGACATCGAGGCGACACCGAAGTCGGTGTCCCACTTGTTCGATCCAGTGAAGTGCTCACGGAGAAGGCAGCCACGACTGCCCAGGAAGTTTTTGATCTCCCTGCTCTGCGTGACCATGAGGTTCATGGCGTTCTTCTCGATGCGCCACTCGTTCATGCCGTACTTGACGGTCAGCTCCTTGATCTTGTCGAAGATGTCATCGGGCTTGAGCCCGCCCTTCGACCAGACGTCCAGCACCCAGCGCTCACCGGAGTAACGATCCACGCCCATGACAACAGATGCAGAGTGCCCTGTCATGGCTGGGTCGAATCCGCCGACGATGTACAGTCCGTCCATGCCGTTCATCCTGTGGCCAGGCGCTCCCCTGGACATCGGTCCAGCCGCCCTCATGCCGTCCACACAGCCGGTCACCGCCTTCACGGGGAAGATGGCGTCCTCGACCACGGACTCCTGCATGTAGACCAGGGCCCAGTTCTTCGGGCTCATGGCGGCGCGGCGCTTCCTGAGCGCCTCGCCTGTCCACATCGGCCACAGTCCGTCTTCGTCCTGCTCTACGAGCTGACGTCCCGCAATCGATACAGGCGGACGGTTTGTCTTCGGCCAGAGCGTGACCCACCCCTCCGGGCTGTCGGCAAATTCCAGGACCGCAGGCTGAGACAGATAGGTCCAAGGCGACTGGTCTTCTCCATAGTAGTCGTCCTTGACGATCTCCCCGTAAAGGTCAACTGGAGCGAGCCTAGTCCCGACCAGGAGAATACGACCACCCGGATACGAGAGACGGTTGTAGACCTCTCGCTGAAGCCAGTCCATCTGCTTCTCATACTCATGAGCGTTCTTTCCCGTCACGCAGTCGTCAAGGATGATGAGGTCTGCACGAGACCCGTAGATGTGCCCACCGATGCCCAGAGCCTGGACCGTCGGGTCCTTCTCTCCCGAGTCTCGCGTGGAGGAGCTTACGTAGATCGAGTCCGCCGTCCATGCGGCGGCTCCGTCGTCGAACCCACCCTCGGGGGCGAAGTCGAGCTGGAGCTTCTGGTAGTTCCTGTTCTCCGACGCGAGGCGATCCTTGATTCCCCTGAGGAACCTCTTCGCCATCTCCTGCGTCTGAGACACGATGATGACTCGGATGTTGGGATCCTGGCAGATCCTGTACGTCACATAGTTCATCGTGATGGTAGTGGACTTCGCATGCTCTGGGGGAGTATTGATGAGCAGGAACTCGGGTTCACCCTTGATGTAGGTCTGATTCTCGTGAAGGTTCCTAGGCTCATCGCCCTCCAGCAGATCGATCCACTGAAGATGATGGTTGAACAGCTTGGTGTCGAGGTACTCCTCGCACCACTCGGGGAAGGGGGCGATGTTCTCACGGTTCGCCTCTGCCTCCTCGCCGGACTGCGACATGAGTCGCAGCCTGTCGATCTCATCCCGGAAGTTTGCATCCGACTGACGCAGGTACTTGTACTGGGCCTCCGTGAGTCCCATGTCGATGCAGCCCTGCTTGATCGACTTGCCGTTCTTGATGTACTTGATGAAGGTCTCCTTGCGGACCTTCGCATCGGAGTACTTGGTACGGTCGGCCTGCTTGAAGCCAGTCTTGGCTACCGGAGCCTTCCGTGGGTCCGACTTGAACCGCTGACCCCCTTCGGTCACGTAGACCTTAGCCACCCGTCCTACCCTCCTATAATCATGGTCGAAGCTAGCAGTGCTAGTTTATCCTTGTGCAACTCAAGCGCCGTGCGGCTCCCTAATAGTCGGGGTGCCCGCTAGGGCGGGACCCCTCTACTGGAGCTAAGATCCCGAGCTGAGCGAGGGGTGTGTTTAACCAAGGTTCATCTGAGCGTCCAGCCCCCTGAAGGGGCTGGCTCGCTACACCCTGTCGTAGTCTCGTTCGTACCGGTCAGTCCTG